CAAGAATGAAAAATATTTTGAAAGAAAACCCCCGAGATTAGTGTTTTCGCGTAGTTACAAATTTAACGTGCTATATGCATTGTATGTTTTACCAATAGAACATGAGTTAGTTAAGTTTGAACAAGTCGCGAAAGGCAAGAATTTCTTAGATAGAGGCAAGATATTTGCAGGACTTACAGGACAATGGTATTTAGAGAACGATTTTTCTAAATTTGAATCAACACAACGACCAGAGTTGTTTAGGATAGTGCAACAAAGATTATTTAGTGAAATATACGAAGGAGATGATCTTGTGCAACAGTTGTTTGAGGCCAAATTATGGAAGAAAGGAAGGACATCTAAAGGTATGAAATGGAAAGCATACGGGATGATGGCGTCTGGAGACATGGAGACAGGAATGATGAACACAATATTCAATTGGATAGCATGTAGATATTTTGAAATAATGCATGGATTAAATCAACAAGGAAAGTTCATGGTAGATGGCGACGATGGAGTCATAGCAATACCAAGAGGTCAAGTATGTAGAAATACTTTCGTTGACTTCGGGTTCGATGCTAAGTTAATCGTCAAGAAAGACTACCACGACGTTGAATTTTGTAGTTCTAAATTTATACAAGTAACACCTGGCACATTTTATCAAGTGCAGGACTTAAGGAAATTGATAAAGACTATACCATATATGATAAATGCCACTTTTAGAGAAAGTTTAGCTGATTATTATGGTTCTTTAGGTTATATGTATATGCAGTTGTATCCAGGTGTCCCCGTGTATGAAGCGTTAGGTAGGTTTTTAAACAGGAGTTCAAACAGAATAGTAAACGCTAAACTGTTGGAAAACACGCATTATGGTGCTTTCGAAGCTTTTAAGCAAGGGAAGGCCGAATTTGTGACAGATTATGTATGTGCTATGGTGGAACTTAGCATGTGCTTTAATTACACAGTTCGAGAGTTGGATCTTTTTGAAGAATGGTTGAATAAAACTCAATTAGTATTTTCTGAAGATAGAAGTAAGCCATATAAGTCGAGAGATAGAAAGGACGTGTTTAATATACCATCGGAACTCTTTGATTCTATTAGAATAACAGGTAAGGTTGAAGTACCACCTTTGGGTCATAGAATCAGGATGATAGAACAAGACTTTTGGAAGAG